TCTTTCTTTCTTTATTTATTTTGTTATTTTATCAGAATTATTATTATTATTATTATTATTATTATTATTATTATTTACTTGACAAATGCAGACTTCTGTGATATAGTTTTATCATAGATATCGATAAGCCTCGAGCCTCGACTATAAAGCATCAAAATAAAAAAATTAAAAACCATCATTTAAAACAGAAGGATAATTAACATGAGCTATATGCATATTAAAAGTTTATATAAAGAACAGGATATTTTATTATTCAAAGAGTGTTATGCTTTAGAAAAAATACACGGGACATCGGCTCATATTAGTTACAAAAATAATCAATTAAATTTTTCATCAGGTGGCAGTAAGCATGAAAATTTTATCAAGCTATTTAATAGTGATAGTTTAATTAAAAAATTTGTTGAGCATAATCTAGATGATATTACTATCTATGGTGAAGCCTATGGCGGAAAATTGCAAAAAATGAGGCTTACTTATGGTGAGACTTTAAAATTTATTGCCTTTGAAGTTAAAATTAATGATTTATGGTTAAATGTTCCCCAAGCTGATGAAATAGTTTCATTATTAAGTTTAGAGTTTGTTTCTTATGCAAAAATATCTACTGATATTGATAGCATAGATAAGCAGCTAGCTAAATTTTCAGTACAAGCATTGAGGAACGGTTGTGGTAAAGACAAAATACAAGAGGGTATAGTTTTGAGACCCTTAATTGAGTTGAGAAAAAATAATGGCGAGAGGATTATTGTTAAACATAAAAATGAAGAGTTTAGGGAGACAACAAAAAAGAGGACTGTAACTGATATTGCTAAACTAGAGGTTATAGAGATTGCAAATAAAGTTGCAGAAGAATGGGTTACTCGTAATAGAGTTATACATGTATTGGATGATTTTGTTGGTCCTTTAACTATGAGCATGATGGGCAATATTATTAAAGCTATGATAATCGATGTTAAACGTGAAAGCGAAAATGAAGTTGTGTGGAGCATTGCAGTAGAAAAGGCTATTGGAAAAGTAACGGTTAGGCTAGTAAGACCTCTTATTACAAAGGTATCCATAGAACTAGATAAGGATGAACAATGATAAAATTGAAATACACAATAGAAGCATATAATAATATAAGTTCTAATCCTTTTGCTATTGATGTTGTTGAAGTTACTATGCTTGCTAAAGATTGTGCTTTAGCTATAAGTGAAGCTAAAAAATTGATTACTAGAGAAGAGTATATTGTAACTAAAATTGATGTTATAGAAAAAGATGACCATGAATATCAAATTAGATAGAAGGATTAATAATGATATATAAATATACAATAGAAGCATGGGATGAAAAAAAGGTCGATCTCTATCATTACAAAAATGTATTTGAAATTAATAAAGTTGAGGTTGAAGTGTTTGCTAAAACTGAAGATTTAGCCATAGCTAAGTCTAAAGAATTAATTAAGAGACGAGAATATGTTGTAATTAAAATCGAGGTCATAGAAAAAGATGAATCTTATCTCGAATCTTATTTATAAGGAAAGGGAAGTGAATAATGATAAGGTATAAACGTAAGTATATAGTAGAGGCGTGGGACAGAGAAAATCCACTTGATTTTACTCATATTCATATAGTTGAAGCTACTGTGTTTGCTGTAAGTGAAACTTTAGCCATAGCTAAAGCCAAAGAGTTAATGAGTAGACAAAATTATGCTATACTTAAAGTAGAGATGATAGAATGTTAAGAAACTTAGGTAGTATAAAAACAGAATATAATGATGATACTATAATAAAATATTATCATTGTATTAGTGGTACTCATCATATTGATTATTGTTGCGAGACTTGCTGGAACCATCATCCTAATAAAGATTTACATTTGGGTAAATTTGATACATATAGAGCTTTTAATAATTATAATGTTTTATATAAAGGTAAAGATAAAGTGAAGGCAATATTGCCCTCTCATATAAGTAGGTCAAGTACTACATCATTATCATCAACAACTAAAGAGGTTAAATAAATAATGCCAATTGAGAATCATTCGCAACTACGAGGCTCGAGGCTATATGCTAGCTAAAACAATTTACTACAATGATTATGATGACAGTGTTGAGTATGTTATAAGGCCATTGAAAAAAAACGAAAAAACCATATGTTATATTGATGATAGTTTAATTATATTTAGGTCTAGGGATAATAATGATGTTGTTGGTATTAAGCTTTATTTAGGTAATGCTAAAATAGAATTGAAAGATAATGATGAATAGATTTACTTTAATGTGTAATAAGGCTAAAGAGATACAAGATTCATGGAGACCTGTTATTGGAGATAAGGTTTCTATTTTATATGAATTTGAAGATAAGACCAGTGAGGTAGAAAATTGTATTTTACAAGATTCACCTGCTTATGGTATGGGTTATGAATATTTTAATGATGATAATAATCATCACAAACATGATGATGGTTATTTTGATATTAATAAAGTTTATAATTATCAAGATTGTTCTGGTAAATGTAAATTAGTTGATATTGTTGGTTTTAAAAGTATAACTTATCTTCCTACCCAAGAACAATTACAATCATATTATGATGATGAATTTTTACCTTTAATATTTAAACCAAATGTTAAGTTAATAAAATTACGGCGATCTCTGGTATTGTTTAGTTTACGTAAATTTAATGATACTAGTAAATTTGAGTTTAATGATGATAATGAGTTTTTACTAGCCTTTGTGATGGATTTAAAATTTAATAAGACTTGGAACTTGAAGACTAAAGACTGGGAGAGTGATTAAAAATGGATAATATATATTACAAAGCTCCATTAGATTTATATTTTGATGAGGTTAAGATGGCAGCAATATCTATTTGGAAGACATATGATAATACTCATGGGTATGTGGATGAAAAGGTAGAGCAATTAAATAAGATGATAAACATAAGAGGTAACTTTATGTATATTGTAGCTATGTTTGACTCAACTAATCATAAAAGACTTGCAGCTTTATTAACAGCAGAAGCTAAGCTAGAGATTAGAAAAAGATTAATAGCTGGAGGTGCTACTGAAGAGTTTGTATGGTTTTAGAAAGGTTAATATAATGAAACATATTAAATATTTAAAATATATTATTATACACAAGGCTCATGTAGCTTTAGAGTGCTTTAAATTAGGCTTATATTATCAAGGCTTGACTCATGATTTATCTAAGCTATTGCCTATAGAGTGGTTTCCATATGTTAATTATTTTTATGGTGATTATGGCATACAAAATAAATGCCCAGCTAAGTGGGCTCATCCTGGAGACATAGTTCATCAAACTAAATGGAATTTTGATTCAGCTTGGTTAAAGCATATTCATAGAAACAAACATCATTGGCAATATTGGATACTAAGAGAAGGCTCAGGAGAAATTATAGCCTTAAGGATGCCAGATAAATATGCTAAAGAAATGGTCTGTGATTGGATAGGAGCTAGCATAGCCATTACAGGTAAAAATGATGTGAAAGCTTGGTATAAAAAGAATAAAAAAAATATTATGCTTCATCCAAAAACAAGTTCTTTAGTAGAATCATTATTATTAAAAGAGGACATTACGATATGAAACCAAAATTAAAACCCTGTCCTTTTTGTGGTAGCACAAAGATAAGTATACAGAAATGGGACATAGGTAACTCTTATTTTATTATGTGCCATAATTGCCCAGCAAGGATGGATGATACAGTAGAGGATAGACAAGGAAACCATAACCCTATTACTTTAAAAGTAGCAATAAAAATATGGAATACGAGAAAAATGTATAATAATCATAAGAAATTAGCTCGAGGCTCCCTGGCGGGAAAGTCTTAAGCTCAAGAGGGGCATAATATGCTAGTTTTGTCCCTCTAAATAAATTTAAATTTTTGTGAGGGTGGTGTAATGGCAGCACGTAAGATTGTGGCTCTTACAGAGTAGGTTCAAATCCTACCCCGCACACCAATAGGATAAGAAAGATAATAATGATTAAAAATGAAATTACTTTTATAGAACTTTTCGCTGGTATTGGAGGTTTTAGATATGGACTCGAAAGTGTGGGTTTATCACGAATTACGCAGGGGCAAGTTTCGCCAGAGAATGTTAAATTGTTGCCCGACCCTAGTAGCAAGGATGGCACTAGGGGGAAACAACATCCCGTGTATACTTGTGTTTGGTCAAACGAAATCGACAAATACGCATGCTCAATCTACAGAAAAAATTTCGGAGACAAAGATGGAAATAAAGAGAACACGATACGGCAAGCATCAACAGGATTGTTATTACGACCCAACGGGAATAGCACCGACAGTAGCAAAGGGAACACACGGCAGTTGCCCACATCTGCTCAAAATAATTTTGACGAAAGGAACAAGCTCCATGAAAACGACATTACAAAAATCAAAACAGATGACATTCCAGATTTCGACTTGCTTACCGGTGGAGTGCCTTGTTTTGTCGCAAGCACACTTATTCTTACAAAAAAAGGATTATCACCCATTAAAGATATTGAACTTGGAGATGAAGTCTTTACGCATAAAGGACGATGGAAAAAAGTTATTAAAAAACATAAAAGTACAAACAAAAACGTTAGACTCATTGATGCCCAGGGAATATTACCTACAATCACAACAGATGAACATCCCTATTATTGCAGAGAAAAATATCAAAAATGGGACAATGAAAAGCGAAGCTATGTTAGGAAATTCAAAAACCCAAGTTGGGTTGAAGCCAAAAAACTTCAAAATCATTATATTGGTAGATGTTTGCCACAAGAGCAAGACGTGGAAGGAGATTCAGATTTTTGGTGGATTGTCGGAAGATATATTGCCGATGGATGGTTGGTTAATAGAAAAGACAGAGGAGACGGAAAAACTTGTCGAGTTGTTATCTCATGCGGAAAACATAAAGCAAGTGTGTGTAAAAAACAAATCGAGCGAAAATTTCACTGCACTGAGGTCGAAGAAAGAACAGCATATAAATTCCATATCACAAATAAAAAATTGGCAGAATTTCTTAAACCAATTGGAAGAGGAGCACACAATAAAGAAATCCCATCAAGATGGTTATCTTTACCTAAAGAAAAAGCACGCCATCTTCTTGAGGGCTATTTATCGGGGGATGGCTGCTATTGTAAAGAAGGAGAGTTTTGGAGAGCCTCAACAGTATCACCAAAATTGGCAATTGGGCTGGCTATGCTCATCCAACGAGTTTATGGAGTTTATCCATCAGTTATGTACAATAAAACCAAAAACACACACATTATCGAAGGAAGAACAGTTAATCAACGAGATATTTATGCTATTACTATCCCAAAACGAAATAGAAGTGCAATCATTGATAACAACAACTATGGATGGGGATTACTTAGAAAAAATAAACAGCTTAATAAAAAAGAAACAGTTTACAACATCAGCGTTGAAGACGACCAATCATATATGGCAAACGGAGCTATGGTCCATAATTGCCAGGCATGGTCTATCGCTGGAAAAAGAAAAGGATTTGAAGATTCCCGCGGGACTATGTGGTTTGAATGTTTTAGAATCATTAAAGCTAAAAAACCAAAGTATCTCCTTCTTGAGAACGTTAAGGGAATCTTGTCCCATAATCAAGGAGACTCCTTTGAAAGAATTTGTGAGTGCATTTGCGAACTTGGATACGCTATAGACTTCGAGATTTTAAACTCAAAGGATTTTGGAGTTCCGCAGAACAGAGAAAGAGTTTTCATAGTGGGCATAAGACTAGATTTATTAGATAAGGTGCAAATATTTTAATGCAAAAATTATATAAAAAACCTACCAAAACAATAGATAAGCTAAAAGAGAGGCTATTATGCAACCCGAAAATAAAAATGATTGCTTTCAACTTTCCAAAAGATATTGGGCGTACATGCTCGCTAAGCGACATTTTGGAAAAGGATGTAGACAAGAAGTACTTCCTTCAGACGGACAGAATAGAAAAAATGTTCAAAAGGGTACAGAAAAACAAAAAGGAAGGTCGTGGGTTTCAACCCTCGATAGTAGATATGGAGAACGATGGTCAACTGAAACCTATGTTCGAGAAAAATAGTTTGAAAAAGGTTGCAGTAGATGGCAAAAATAGTCAAGGCAATAGAATATATAGTAGTGATGGGGTTGCATGTACATTGCAAGGTTTAGCTGGAGGCAAAGGAGCCAAAACTGGTTTATATGTAGTCCCAGTATTAACTCCAGATAGAGCTGAAAAGAGACAAAACGGAAGAAGATTTAAAACTAATGGAGAGCCTAGTCTTACTCTAACTAGTCAAGATATTCATGGAGTAGCAATTTACGATAAAAAGGATGATAATAGTGATATAGATTTATTACAAAGTGGAGTACGTATCCGTAGACTTACGCCTGTTGAATGTGAGAGATTACAGGGTTTTCCTGACAATTGGACCATAGAGGGCTTAACAATAGATGGTAAATATGTTGTTATATCAGATACACAACGCTATAAAACTTTAGGTAATGCAATTACCACAAATGTAATTACTGAAATAGGATGTCAACTAGCAAAAGTAATAAAATAATAAATTGAAAGGATAAAAACTAATGCGTCAGCAATATAATTCTTATAATTACGGCAATCCACCAAGTCCACCTCGGCTAGATCCTGATTGCTATAAGCTCGAACCATTTCAAACATTTGTAAATCTTTTCAATCAGCTAATAGATAGAATTGAAAAACTCGAGAATGAAATTGAAACGCTAACAATTAAGCCAGATAATAAGGAATAAATTATGAGAAATCCAAAAAGAATAGCAATTATGTTAAAAAAACTAAAGACAATATGGGAAAACAATCCTGACTTAAGGTTAATGCAACTATTAGGCAATTGTTTTGGACCTGGAGACTCATATTATAAAGAAGATAAAGAGTTGCTGAAAAAATTAATGGCAACATATGAAAAAAAAGAAAAGAATAAAGGTAAATAAAATTCCTTGATATTTTGTCACACAAAGGCTATACTTTCTGTGACAAAACAGGTAGTGCATAATAAACATAAAGCATTGATAATAAAGTAGTTATGATAATATATAGCAAGAAGACGGTCCTGAATCTTACTCCAAACGATTTTTGTTGAATTTTAGATGAAAAAAGAAAAGAATAAAGGTGAGTCAGGGGAAAGTAAATGAAATATAAAATAGTAACAGACGGAAAAAGATACAAACTACGAGTAAAGAACTTTCTATGTTGGAATACAGTTTCAAAGGTATCAGAGAGTTCTTTGGGGGTAAGCTCTTTAACTTATCCGGTATATTTTGATTCAGAAACCGAAGCAGAAACATATGCCAAAAAAGTATTTGGTACATGGCCAGAAAGAGTAAGGTCTTGGAGAATAGTATGAAAGTTAAAATTAAGAATAAAATTTATGATAGTAAAAATGAACCTGTAATGGTTATCTTGAATAAGGGTGAAAAAGAACAAATTTCTCAAATGGGACAATCTAAAAAATATTGTTCTTATCCAAGTTTAAAAAAATGGACTGAAAATAATTATAAAAAAATTAAAGAGTGGATGAAAATTTAAAATGAAAAGTCATACTGTTTTTAAAGAAATACATGAATCTACGTTTGGTGATTTTAAAGGTTCTAAAATACTGTGCCAAATAATTAATGAAAATAAAGATGTATATTTAAAAAGAATGGTAAATAAAAAAATTCAAGCTTTAATTCTTGAACTTAAAAATGTTAGAGAAATTTCAGATAGAAGTACACATTGTTCACTTTTAAAATATATAAGAAAACATTACTTAGATAACATAAAACAAAATAAAAGAATACCAGAAAAATATAAAACATTTATTAATTCAACTATAATTACTTTAATTCGTGAGGAATTAAGAAAGATAAGAAATGTATAATAAAGTAAAAGAGATAATAAATCCAGTTTATTTAGTAGGAGGCTGCGTAAGGGATGAACTCTTGGGCATTAAGCCTAAAGACTATGATTTTATAACTCCATTATCTCCAGATGAAATTGAAGCTAAAGTTAGGGAAGCTAAAAGAAGACCTTATTTGATTGGCAAGAGGTTTGGGACTATAGGTTTTAAACTAGACGGTCAAATGATAGAGGTAACTACTTTTAGGACAGAGAAATATGAAAAAAATAATAGGAAACCAAATGTGGAGTTTGTTAATGATATCCATGAGGATTTATCAAGAAGAGACTTCACCATTAATGCTATCGCTAAGAGAGGCACTAAGTATATAGACCCATTTGATGGTGCTAAAGATTTAAAAGATAAGGTATTAAGATGTGTAGGTAGTGCCAAAGCAAGATTTAGAGAAGACCCATTGAGAATGTTAAGGGCAGCTAGATTTTATGCACAATTAAATTTACTTGAAGTTGATGAAGATATATGGAAAAAAGCATTAGAGCTTAATTATAAAATTTTATCCATAAGCAAAGAGAGATGGATGTTAGAGCTTGATAAAATATTATTAACAGATGAGGTTAATAAGGGATTAGATTTTTTAATGTCTACTGAATTATTTAATTATATGATTCCTGAGCTATCCTTACAATATAATTATAATCAAAATAGTAATTATCATGATTATGATTTATGGACACATACATGTAGGACTGTTTTTAATACTCCCAAAGATTTAAATTTAAGATGGGCATCACTATTGCATGACATAGCAAAGCCATTTGTGGTGACTGAAAAAAATGGTAGAAGCCATTACGCTAAGCACGATTTATTAGGTGCAGCAATAGTTGAAAAAACAGCTAATTATTTAAAGTGGAGTAATGATAGAAGAAAAATAGTAGTAGATTTAGTTTTAAATCACTTGAGAGATGATTCTCCATTAAAAGAATGTGATAATCAATCAAAACTTAGGAGTCAGAAATGATAGCAAGAAAAATGATTATTAAAGTAGGTTATCAGATTATTAGAATAAAAAATTTACCAAGAGATATTTATAATAATATAAAATATTTTATACAACGAGGATTAAAGGGATATTCCGATAGAGACCTTTGGAGCCTTGATTATCATTTGTCTAAAGTAATATGTGGCTCTTTAAAAGAGCTCAAGGAAGTTAAGTCTGGTTATCCAGCAACATATGATAGTAAAACAAAAAAATATGATTATAATCAAAAAAGATGGGACGATATACTAGATGATATGATTATTGGTTTTGAATTATTATTTTTACTTTGTGAGGATGATTATATTGCTTCTCAATGGAGCAATGAAAATAAAATGTCAGATAAAAAATTTATAAAAATATATAAAGATACAGATGCTTCTTGTAATAAAAAATTTAATATGAATATTAAAACAAGAGTATTAACTAAAAAAGAAGAAAATAAGATAGACAAGTCATTTGAATTATTTAGGAAATATTTTAGAAACTTATGGGATTAAAGAGAGGCAATATGTAAGATGAAAATCAAAATTAGCTTAAAAGATTCAAATAGTAAAGTAATATTAAATTGTAATTTATCTTGGCAGGAGAGCAATGTTTTTTGTTTTATGCTCAATGATAATAAAACAATTAAAAAATATCCTATGATAAATGTATGGTTTATAGAATTTGATGAAACTGAAAACAAAGATATTTTATCAGAATGAAAAAGATAACAAAATTAGAAATTCAAAAAAAATATGATTTTTTACACATGCCCTTTGGGATTGAATGTGGACCGGGGTGGTTTGTTTTATTAGATAAATTATTCTTAAGCATACAAAAAGAAATAGAAAAAAATAATGTAAGTGATTTTAGAATAATTCAAGTAAAAGAAAAGTTTGGGGAGCTTAGAGTTTATTATAATCATGTTAATAAAAATATAACTAATTTGATAAATAAAGCTTCAAAAAAGTCTCTTTCAACATGTGAGCTTTGTGGCAAGAAAGGAAAGATTCGTATCATTGGGTGGCTTACAACTCTTTGTGATAATTGCTATAAAGATGCAAAGGAGGTAAAGTGATGCACAAACATGTATGTGTTTTATTAAAAGCAAATACTATGAATATGAAAAACGACAATACCAATTGCATATCAAATAAGTCTATAGGACTAAAAGTTAAAAATAAAGTTTTATATTTTTTAAATAAATTAAATCGTAAACCTTTAAATAAAATTAATTACTCAATTACTCCACCAAATACTATCTATACTCTAAAGGCCATTAGAGGTGCTGTTATTTATTTTAATATGCAAAAAAATAAGAAAAAAAAGTGTTTGGTTAAATATAGTGAGGATAATGTTGGGTATGTAAAAAGCTTAGATATTGTAAATAGAAATGATTTAGTTGCTGAAATATATTTAAATAACAATATGCGAGATATATCTGATTATAATATTCATATTGTTTTTGAAACCATAAAAGGTAGCTCTAGGAGGGACAAAGTATGCGTTATAAATGGTTTTAATATAGGGCATTTATTACTATGTGCATCTTTTAAATAATTTTAATTATATCAAGGGGTATTGGAAAAATGAGTAAAGCTATTAACGATAAAGAATATTATAGTACTAAAAAAAGAAAAAAGCAATTAAAATTAGAAAAAAAGAAAAGAAAACTAAGACGCAATAAAAAAATGGGAGTTGATTTCGAGCAATATGAGAGTTAGTATTATTATAGTAGAAATTTTTATTATATTATTATTATTCATATTTAGAGAAAACGACAAAATACTTAAAACTAGATTACGAGATAATGTGTGGTTAAAGAAAAATCTCGATGAAATAGATAAGATGATTAAGGAGAAAAATAATGAAACATATTAAAACAGAAGAAATTGGGGATAGATATAGAATAACTATTGATTTTACAGAGAATGATATTGATATGTTTGATGACATTGCTTATGGACCAATAATGGCAGGCGATAGCGATGGAAATAATGCAGTAGCATCTAAATATGATAATTTTTTAGATAAATTTTATAAAATATTAACGAAAGAAGATGATTAAGATGCCACAGATTAAAAGTGGGCATAAAGACAAGAGCAAAAAATGGAAAAAGAAAAAAACAAAAATGTCTTATGGTCATTACAAAGATGTTTTAAATTTATTATCACTAAAGGAATGATGATGAGAAAGAAAAAAATCATATCAACTAAAGAATATGAGTATGTTTTGAAACAAAAAGACGCATTGTTAAGCGAGAGTTCTAAACTAATAGAAGAGTTGTGGACAATAAAGAAGGAAATAGACCCTTTGGGGGAAATTAAAAGCCCAGCAGACATGATAGAAAAAATTAAAACACTTAAAGAAATAAATGATATGGAGATTGATGTTGGTTGGCTTGAATTTATTATGGAACAACCTTTAGTTAGGGACTATATAAAAAATAAAGAGTATAATAAATTAGCATTGGCTATAACAAAAAGAACAATTAAAAAGGAGGCGAAGCGTATAAGTAGATAATTGAGCAGTTTAATGTTAACGGTAAAAACAAAACGGAGGTAAAATTGAAATGAAGAAGGAAATTAGGAAATTTTTTAAAGATTTAAGCGAAGAGCAAAATGGTTTTAAATTTGGCAAGGTATTTAGATTTACAGAAAACTCATTAGTAGCAATCTTGCCATTATTAAGAAAAAAGAAAAAAGCAAGAGATTATGTAACATTAGCAGAAGCAAATAAAATAAAGATAGAAGATACTGGTCAAATAGGATATGTTTTGATTACTAACAATGAAAACAAATCTCTATTTATTAGATGTGGAGAAATTTTTAAAGGTAAAACACAGGAAAGAGCAGCAACAAGAAGCTCAATAATTTTACCAAATGAAAGTAAAAAAGTAAGTGTAGTTTGTATACATCAAAGCAAGGGAATCAATGCTGGAAGCGAAATGGAATATGGCGGAAAGGTTCCAACAGAGTTATATCATAATATATCATCAGGTAATCAAAGCAATGTGTGGAGTTCTATTTGCACGTATACTTCTGGTAACTCTAGCACCAAAGAAGCAGCTAGTAATACTGAAGATTTATTTAATAATACAATAAGACATTCTAATATGGAAGATTGGGATGGCTATAGTGTCCATCATTTAGATATGAATTTTAGTGCAAGTGCTCCAAATAACAACAATGACGATTTAGTTTCAGGCATCAAAACATTAAGTAAAGAAATAGAAGATATTTTAATTAAAACTCCATTTGTTAAAAATCAAATAGGACTATCATTATTCGACCTTAAGGGAGTTTATATGGTAGAATGTTTTGATATTGATGAGTCTTGGAAGAGCATCAAGGATGAAGCTATTCGCAAAGAAGGAAACAAAATAGTAGAAGAGGATGATAATGTTTTTGATTATAAGCCAGAAAAAGCTAAGAGCTGTTTAAAAGCATTATTAAATAAAGATTACACTGAAAAATCATTATATGAAGATAAAAACTTTTCTATCATAAAGATTGAAAACAAAACTCATGCTGGAGAGGTTTCAATTTTGAATGGTAAGGTTATACACTTAAACATAATAAGGATATAATGAAAAGCTTGATTATAGCTGGTAACATAACTCAGTATGAAGATTTTTTAAAAACACACAAACTACAATCAGATAACAATATATATATAAGTAAACCTGAAGATTTATCTGGACTAGGCGATGATTTTGAAATAATTTATACTGGCACCTGGTGGAAAAATAAATTAGCAAATGCCCCAGAAATAGATATATTACAAACAAGGCTAGCTAATCAAGGAAAATTGGCATTTAAATTTAAATAAAAAATCTGTCATATTTGCAAATAGGAATTGACTATTTGTTCAAAAACATATATAGGTAAGCCGTTAGGCTATCCACTTTAAAACATGGAGCAAAATACGGTTCTTATTTGCGGTATGACGGAGACTAAACATAGAAAATAAATCATATGAAAATAGTTAATGATACTATAGAACAGCAATTAGCAAGAACATCCTTGGTTGAGGGAGAAATGGTTGCTAAAATATATACAATTAGTATGGATAGGTTTGATGTTATTCAAAAAAGATTATTTAAGGTGGCAGCATTGAATTTATTAAAAGAGAAGCCTAGTTTGTCAAAAAGAATAATGCATCTCTTCCAGTCTTTTGTTTTAACCGTATTTAGTTTAGAGGTTAATGATGAGCAGTCTGAAGTAATGCGTAATGAAATATTGAGTGATAAAAAAGAATTAAATTATGGGTTTATGCTTGAGTTCTTAGATGAAACTGTTAGAATGTGTGTTTTTTGTTCTTTAAAAAAAATTCCAAAGATATAACTCTTTGTTTATATACGCTCCCCCAGAGGAAAGAGTGGGGTGATGTTAGTCTCACTTTTTCCTCATTATAAGAAATGGTTAACCAAAAAAAAGGAAAATAAAATGAAAAAATTTTTAGAAAAAGATGATTCTTATTACAGAATACCATTAGAATCTTCAACTGTTTATTTTAGTCATGATGTCAAAGTGAAGCCAGAAGAATATATAGATATTACTATAAAAGATATGGTTTATAAGATTGATGAAATTATTAATGTTGTTAATTCACTGGAAGCTAGGGTTGTTCCAAAGGGATTTGCTATCGGTCAAGAAAAAAAGGTAGAGCTTGCTGATGATGAAAATGTTAAAGAAAGCAATGATGAGGACATAACAAAGCATAGGGAAGAAAAAACTGTTGAAACTGACGGGGTTGATGCGGTTGAAAGTAAGGAAGAATAAATATATACATGATGAGAAAACATATGAACTTTTTAAGACAGATTAGAAAACAAAATGGATTTAGATCGCAATGGAAACTTTCACTTATTAGTAGCGTTGCTCAATCTAGAATATCTTTAATGGAGAATGGATTAGTCATTCCAAGCAAGAGAGAAAAGAGCAGTTTATCTAAAGCCTTAAATATAAACATTGAAGATATTTTTCCAAAGAAAAAAGAAGGAGATAAAGTTGCAAATACAGAAAAGATTGAGTAACATAAAAATGCCAGCATTAAAGAAAAATACTTTAAAACTTTACGATAGCATACGTGATACATTTAGGTCATGTCCAGCATCAACTAAATTTCACCATAATTGGAAAGGTGGACTATATGACCATACAATAGAGGTTATTGATTATGGAGAAGCTATTTATGAAGACATTAAGGATAAGGCTATAGGTTTTACTAGAGACGATGTTATCTTTGTTTGCTTTGCTCATGATCTTGATAAGTTGGACAAATATTCTAACAATCCTGATTTTGGTAAAAATGGTAAATGGACAGAAGACCAAGAGTTTGTTTGGAATAAAAAAAAGATATCTGTAAATGCGATAGGTCAAGTAATGGGGATGTTGGTAAAGTTTGGCATTGAAGTAACAGACATGCAATTAAATGCTTTAACTTTTGCACATGGAGGATGGAGTTCTGATAAAGGAAATATGGAGCCATTAGCAACTATTTTACATTGTTCTGATATATTAAGCCTAGCCTTTGGAATAAAAAATAGAACTGAAAGTAAATTGCATAAAGAGTATATTGATTGTGTAAATGAAGAAACAGGAAATGGTGTTGAAAAATGAAACAAGACAAATGTGTGTGTGGAGCTAAAATCAAAGATGATAGCACAGAGAGATTTGGATATAAGCTTTGTTCTAATTGTGATATTTTAGCAAGAATATATTTTGAGGGTTTTTTGGGAACAATAAGCAAGAGACATAAGACTAATTTTAAAATAAAAAAAACAAAGTTATCAATAAATGCTATAAGTAGTAAAACTAAGTCTAAATCTAAGTCTAGGAATAAAAATAAGAATATTTATAAGAGCTGTAGTTCCATTAAATGTGCGTCTTTGTTTATAGATTCTAAAACTAAAAATGTTTCTTGTGCTGACGGTATAGATCCATCAAAGTGTGAAAAATTACAAACAGAGGAATAACGATGAGAAAAGAAAAAAGCACAAGAATATGTAAAGAGTGTGATAGAAAATTGCCCAATGATGCTAAGTTTTGTCCACATTGTGGAGGTGGAATTGATGTTATAAAGAAAGTGTGTTTAAAGTGCTCAACACAATGTGACGCATCAGATAGATTTTGTTATAAGTGCGGTCATTCATTAGATATAATTAGTGTTAAAATAGATCCTGATGAATATGGAGAAATAGATAATGAAAAAAAATGATGTTAATTTGTCAGAGATTTTTCCAGAAATGGGTCCAGATAAAAATGAAGAGTTATTAAGTAAACTTGATGACATCAAAAAGGAAGAAAAAGATTCACGATCAAAAAGCGATAAATTAAACGCTAAGGTAGATTTTGATTTAGAAAAAATAAGTGATTTTAATTATTTAAATGATATATTCTCTACAAATTTTGATAAGTATAAGTCTAAGGAATATTTAAATAAAACCAAAAAGAAACTATTAAAGGATGGATATATAGATGGCCCAATGCTTAACGAGTATCTTTTTTGGGGTACAATTTCAAGAAGACTAAAGATATTGTATCAAGGTAATTATGCTAAGGTTGAGAAGGTTAATGAAAATGTTGCTCTTTTAAAAAATATGGGTTTGGTTACAGACAGGGTTTCTAAGTTATTGGCTGACTTAGATGCGTCCAAAGCTAGGAGAGAAAAAGTTACTGACATTGTGGATATTTTTGAAAAAACAATGGATAGGGCAAATGAATTTGTAAAAAAGAACATAGGAGAGTTTAGTTTTAGGTGTGATAAGTGTGGTGCAATTCTTCAAACAGATGGAGCACCGCATCATGCTATTATGACTGAAAAGAATGAAAAGGATGAAAATGTATATTATATTTATTCTCCTGAATTAGCATATTTAGTTAAAAAGAAAATAATTCCATTACACTTAATGGCTTTTATATTAAGGACATCTCCTGAAGGTATAATGTTTACTGCTAAGGCTAGAGGGGAGACTGATGATGAGTTTTTAAATATCCCAATAAATGAAGAAGAAGTTAAATTAAAAGAAATTTTAAAAGAGTTTAATGATGATTGAAAAATTAGATATAAAAAAAATATTAGCCTTTACTTTTGCGTTTAAAAATCCAGTTGTTTTTAGGGATATGTTTTTGCCAAGCATGATACATTCTAAATATAAAACTAGGTACTATCAGTATGCTCCAGCATTATGCGATGAATTGGTTTGGGCTGGGTCTAGAACTATAGGAAAAAGTTTAGACATGAATGTTACTATAGTTCAAAAAGCTATTTTAAATCCAAACAAAGAAAGTTTAGTTAGTGCATATAGAAAAACTCATATAAAAGATAGATTAGAAGATGTTATATCTTATATGCTTGGTGATGATTTTTTAAGGGAATTTTTCAAAGGAGACGCAAGGAAAAGTTTAAAAGAATCTGTTACTAGAACTCCTATTTATACTATAAAATTAAAAAATAGGCATGTTATTACCGGTATATCAGTTGGAGATGACCCCAATTGTGTTGCAATTCAGGGACATCATCCACACATAAGATATATAGAAGAAACCCAGACATATCCTACTCCAGCTTGGCTAAAGTTTCAAAACACACAAGCTCCAGAGGGATCCATTGATAGATTTTATGGAGTTCCAGATGGGAGAATAGATACTGCATTTAGAATATTAGATACAAAAACTAAAAAGTTTGAGAATAAAAGATTTCATATAACTAGAAGGCTTGACCCCAATTTTAATCAGGAAAAAAAGAGAGATTATGCGGTATCATTGGGAGGAGAAGACTCTAATGAATTTTTATCACAGGTAGATGCTTTGTGGGGAGAACCAACTTGGGGTGTGTGGAATGAATCAGATATTATGAGTAATTTTAGAGCCGAAAAAGATAGTTATAAGCAACTAAAAGTAATAACAATTACTAGTAAAAGTTATGAAGGAATGCTTCCTGTGCAAGTTTTAAGAGGTTTGCCTGAATTACCAGACAATAATGTAGAAGTTATGTTGTCAATTGACCCTGGGTACTCACAACCAACAGTAATTTTGCCGTTTTATTTATGGAATGGGAAATGGCATCTAGACGTTATGATTAAGCTAACAGAAAGAATGATACCAGATAACCAAGCTGAATTAATTGATTATATAGCGTCATTTTATAAAGCTAGTTGGATTCCGATGGATTGTTCTAGTGCTGATGGTAAAGCCCCAGCAAGTAGCTTGTCTAATCCAAAAAGAGAAGAGTATAGTGGTAAAAATTATGAAAATAGAATAATTTGGGTTGAGTTTCAAAAAAATGAAGTAATTGCATATAAAAAATCTCAAGATGGAAAGAAGGAATTAGTAGAGGTAAAAGAAAAGCTCAAAGAATTTACTACTGGAATATTGAGATCTAAGTTTGCTACCAATGATTTTAATTTAGCATATGATGAGGAAATATTAGAAGAATTTAATGCTGAATCACAAAAGAAATCTGGAGAAAAAACAATAATTGTTACTCCTTCTACTGTTCATATTCCAGAAGCGTTTAGATGCTTTGCTTATGGTTGGTGGCAGTCTCATGGCATTTTAGAGAGACCAGATATTGATGATGAGGACAGTGAATATGAATTTGAATTTCCTTCATACCAAGAAAATAAATTTAATATTTTTGGAAAAGGAAGAAAAAGTGAGAATTAACTTGACAAATTACGAATAATGTGCTATAATTACATTAAATAGTATATTATATCTATACTAGTATAAGTATGCATTATAAAGTATATAAACTTTAGGAAGGTTTAAAATCATATAAATGAATAAAAAAAATATTTATTATTCAATTTTATTTTAAATAGATCGAGGGATTATTTTCTCGATTTTTTTTATGATTATTAATTATGCCAAAAAATAAAAACAAAAGTTTCAAGAAAACAAAAGCAGCAAAAGAAAAAATTGCAATGGATTTAGGTAATGTTGCTTTTACTAGCGGCAATAGAATTAGTTGGTGGCCGTTGGTTAATAAAAGCACTAAGGCTGAACTTTTTAAATCTACTAGAACTGATTCTGGGCAATCAATTGATATTAGAATACCAGAGGGATATCATGCTCAAGTACAAAAGACTTGGGAGATGTATAGCATTGATAGACTATTTAGATATTTAGTTGAAAGATGTATAGATTACGGTGCCAATGGTTCTGAATGGGAAGTTCCAATAAAAGATAAAAAAAGTTTTCTTGGAAATTTATTTTCTAAAAAACCAAAAAAAAATCCTCAAGACGAAAAAGAAAAAGCAGTATGGGACCATTGGGCAGCTAATATAAATTCAGAAGTCCATAATGTTATGCCAGGCATAGATGAAATTAATGGTTGGATAATAAAACATTTATTATTGGGTGGATTAGCTCCATTATGTTGGACTTGGGAAGAAACTAAAATTAATGGAGAGAGTTATATATTGCCAAATAAAATGACAATATTAAATTCTACATCAATAGCGTTAGATAAAAAAATAAATATTTTTACAGAAGAAGAGATATTCTTAAAAGTAAATAAAAATAAAATTAGAGAAAGTAATTTAGGTGAAACTGTGGTTTCTTTATATTCGATGCCAAGTTTAGGGCAAAATTTTATTAGCCTTAGCGTTATGGGAAAGAATAAAAATGCTTCAAGAGAAGCTTTTACTATAAAATACAACTGGAGCCCTGGAGATAATACAGCTTTGATTAGAGGTAAGACTACATCTGTTGGGCAAGGATTATACCCTACTCCACCATTTGTTGGGTTATTTGATAATTTAGTAGTTAGGCGAGCATTACAAGCAGCAGATATTTCTATACTAGATGGAGTAATAAATTATATAATTGATTGGAGTATAGGTGATAATACTGTACTTAAAACAGCTAGTGGAAAAGAAATATTACCAAATCAACCTAGACCTGCAAAAAAAGATGCTGGTGGAACAGTAATAGAAAAAAGTTCTGTTGAGATGGCAAAAGAAACGATTACTGCTACCACTAGAGGTAATGTAATGCAATTATTTCATCCTTATTATTATAAGATTGATATAAAGATGCCAGACACATCTTTATTGATAAATGCTGATAAGTATGTTCAAACTACAATAGAAATGTATGAAGCCTTTGGAATTTTTATAAATCCACCAGGAACTGGAAAAAATGATTATACTGATATAAATGTTAAAAATTTTGAAGAGATGCTAGAAAATATAAGAAAAAGACATATTAAGCGTTTTTGGGAAAAATTATGTTCTGAAGTAGTAAAAAGAAACCCTGGTAAGATAACTACAATCCCTAATTATATTTTTAATCCACTAAATACTAAAGATGATGCATTTAAGCAAAGCTTAAGAGATTTATCAAAGATTGGTAAAGTTTCTAGTGAAACACTATTGCGTTCTCACGGATTAGATAAAGATGTTGAGGTTTCAAGAATAGCTAGAGACATGAGAAGTGGAGAAAAGGAATTATTTGATAACAATGTTCCTGTTAGTTATGTTCAGACTACAGTAGATAATAGTAAAGACAAAAAGGATGTTAGTATAACTCCAGGTAAACAAGAAGGAAGACCTAAAAAGGATAGTTAGAGAAAAAGGAATGCTTGTATAAATGTAATTAAAATTATTTAATTACAAAATGAAAGGGCTATAATATGGATTTGAGTATTATTACAGAAATGTTAAACAAACATGGCCTAGGAGCTTGCTTATCTTTAGCTATTTTTTCAATGATGTTTTGGTTGGTAAAAAATATTATTAAAGATCAAAGAGAAGAAAGAATTAGTTATCATAAGATCATTACAAATCATATGTCACACAATACGGAAGCTTTGAATAGAATTGTTAATAAATTTGAAGAGTCTACGAGGCTAAATAGAGAAGAACATTGTGAGATATTGATAAATTTAAAAAAGTTAAATGGTAAATAATATGGATACAAAAGAATTATTTTTTAAACATGAAAAATTGCACAATGAATATGCTAAAGATAAATCAGTAGATATTTTTATTGAGCATCTTAAATTAATTAAGGAATTTAATAATAATAATGTAAAGCATATTTTAAAAAGTGATAATGAATTAGATGAAAAAACTAATGATAGTATGGATTTAGTATCTGCACTAAAAGAAGCATGGAATCCAGACGTTTTATTTAAAGAGATGAAGAGTTTTTTTAATACTGATATTAAAAACATTAGTACATTAGAAATGGCCGTACCATCAACAAAGCGAGGATTATTTTTAAATAGTCTAAATCAAACAGAGAAGCAATTTGATTTAATATCTATAAAGAATTTTTCTTATGATGGAGACAAAGAAAAATCTCCAATATATAATAGTTTTGAAATTGGAAGAAAAAAATCAGGTAATTTTTTAGTAGATGGTTATAAGTTTTTTAAAAAAGATGATACTTTAATGATGTTGCATACAGAACCAGCATTTGGTGGAGTTATAATTCTTACTGCTTTTGCTGTAGATGAAAATATTGTTTCTAAATTTTGTAATGATGTTAAAAAGCATATGGAAGAAAACAATTTTCTTAAAAATGAAAAAATATCATTAAGCGGTAAATTCATTGATAGGACAACAAAAGATTGGGATGACGTTGTTTTATTAGATGATGTTTCTGAGTCACTAGAGCAATTGGAAAAGTTTTTTGAATTCATAAAGAATGAAGATTTCTCTCAAAGAGGATTTATTTTTGCTGGTCCACCAGGAACAGGAAAAACATTATCAGCTAATATTTTAGCTGAAAAAATAAAAGGTTCTTTTATATGGATTAGTGAGAAAGATTTCATTGAAGAAGGATATCCTAGATATACTATTAATCAGGCTTTCGAATTAGCCAAAGAATTAAGTCCAAGTGTTTTATTTTTTGAGGATGTTGATAGTATTTTATTAGGCAATATTGATATATTTAAAACACAATTAGATGGGCTTGAAAAGCATAGTGGGTTAATGGTTATTTTATGTACTAATTATCCAGATAGATTCCCAGATGAGCTTTTAAATAGACCGGGAAGATTTGATGAAATTGTTTTATTTGATTTACCAGATGCAGATGCAAGGAAAAAACTCATTAAAATATATTTAAAAGGTGTAATAGAAGATTCTGATTTAGATGAAATTGCTGAAAAAACTAATAAATTTTCAGGTGCTCACATACAAGAACTTGGTCGTCAAGCACATATTATATCTAAACTTAAAGATAAAAAAATAGATAAAAGTGTTATTTTAGAGGCAATAGGAAGAATGCTTAAGCAAGATGCTCTTATAAATTCTATTAGAAAGAGCAAGGAGTCATAAATATGAAAAAGATACCTTTTAATTTTGATATTGATATTATTAAAAGTGAAACAATTAATGAAAATGAAGAAAATTGGTATGTAGAAGGTTTTTGCGGAACGACTGATTTTGATTTGCAATCCGACATTATTACGGAGGATGCTTTTAAGAACGCAGAGAGTGATCTATTGGAAAACAACACGGTACTATTTAATCATGATGTAAATATGCCGATAGGTAAGGTTGTTGAGACTAGGGCTGAAGAGAATGGACTTTGGGTTAAAATTTTATTGTCGAAAACGGTGCCTGATATCTGGAAAAAGGTTCAAGAGGGTATCATTTCTAAATTTAGTATTAGAGGTCAAATAACAGATGCAATTAAAAAATATGTTAAAGAATTGGGCAAAATTGCAAATATAATAAGTGGCATGAGCTTATTAGAGTGTAGTTTAGTTGCCCTACCAGCTAATCCTAAAGCTAGAACAACGGCATGGTATATAGGTAAAGCAATAAGTCAGTTTATAAAACAAGGAGGTGAAATCCCTGAAATGAAAATAGAAAAGTTAGAAGACGTATATGGTATTTTAAAATCTATAGCTGTTAATAGCGAAGAAGATATTAAGACTACTTTATCTGATATTGAGTCATTTTTAAAAGATACTGATAAGCCTGAAGATTTAGGTTTAGTTAAAGAATCTGGTGACAAATGGACTCAAGAAGAAATTGATGGATTAGTTAAAGATCTAGAGGATGCTAAAAAAGCTAAAGAAGATTTAGAAAATGATAACGCAATAACTAAAGAGTCTGGTGAAAAATGGACTCAAGAAGAGATAGATGGAATGATAAAAGAACTTGAAGAAATAAGAGATAAAAACGTTCCAGAAATTCCTAGAAAGAAATCTGGAGATTCTTATTCTCAAGAAGAAGTAGATGGTATGGTAAAAGAACTCGCTGACCTAAAAGCATCTAATGAAGAATTAGATACTAAGGTTAAAGATGTCGAAGCTGATACTGAAGTAGAAAAACAGTGGGAACAAATGAAAGACAACTATGAAGAAAAAGACGTTGAAAGTATTAAGGGTATTTTAAAGAAAAGTGTTATGGGTGAAAATCTTTCTAGTGCCGAGGTTTTAACGTTAACAACTACAAGAGTAAAGAAAGAGATTCCAGATGGTGAGACTCTGGACGAAGAAGGTATTGATGCTGAAGCTAGAAAAGATATTATATTAAAGCACGGCATTAAGATTAAAGTTAAAACAAGTTAAACCAGGACATAGGAGGTTTTAGATTATGAATGATGCTAGTATTACAACTCATTTTAGCGCAAAGCTAGAATCTGGAGTATCTTGCGGTCCTGGGACCTTAATTAGTTTACATACTGGATCAGATGGTATTTTATCAGCTAGAGTAGCTGACCATAGCGATAGTTATTGGGCTCATGGATTTGCTTTAGTATCTGGTTCTGGTACAAAGGTAACGGGATATGCACAGAGGGTTAGATTAGATAGAGTGGGAGTAGTTGATAATGTAGATTATATCACTCTTAACCCAGGTAGTTCTATTTATTTGGGAGAAGATGGTAAGTATGCTGCAAGCGGAACACAAAAAGTCGGTTTCGCATTATCTAGCAGTATTGTTTTTGTTGACTTAGATATGCAATTAGGTGCTTAAGGAGGTGACATAGAGAAATGGCAGATTTAACACATGGTCTTACGACCACTGATGGTATTGATTTAAATGAAATACTCTATGGTACCGTTCTTCCTATTGTAGATGTTTACAATGAAGAGGAAGTTTTGGACCTTAGGGCACTGCTTTGCTCAGATCATGACGAAAGTTATGTAAAATTTGATGCTAGTGGGCAATGGAAGTTTCAGGAATTAGCTGAAGCTGAAAAACCAAGAAGTAAAAAGAAAGAATGGGGCAAAAGACAACAAGATACATCTAAGTATGGTTTAGATATAGGTTATACTTACGATTGGCTTATGTCTGAAAATTCTTCTAGCGAAGAAGTTTCTAGATTAGCAACAAAAGCCATAGAAAGAGATAGAGCCCTTCAAACGGCTGTAATTCTTGATGCTTGTTTAGTTAAGGATAGTGGAAAATGTTTTTTTGATGGAAGTTTTACAGCTATTGAAAAGATGACAGCTCCACCTACTTATGGTTCTAATTCTTTTCTTGGAACACATCAACATTATAATGCTTCTGGTAGTGCATCATTAGCTCTATCAGTTATTACAGCTATGAAGGAACATATAAAGCAACATGGCTACAAATCTAATATTTGGGGTCTTTGTAATGCTGATATGGTTAAACAAGTAGAAGATTTAGCTGGTTGGGTAGCATCTTCAAATATTCCAGTTTCTGGAAAGATTATAGATGAAGTAGCTATAGACGGTTGGCAGGGTAGACTGTTGGGTATTAACTGGAAGGAAACTGAATGGATGCCAGACAATTATTTAATTTTAGTTGGTTCTGGTTCTAAAATGGATAAACCATTGAGATATATTCAGAAGAAAAATCCGTCAGCAAGAGGATTGATTCTTACACCTGGTAGTTATACTCCTAAGTATCCTATCATAGATGCTGATTATCTTCATTGGTTAAATGCAATGATTATTCAAAGAGGTGCTGGTGTAGTTTATTACATAGGTACAACTTGGGCTAATCCATCTGTATTAACTAATGTAATTGAATAAAAAAACGATAGTGAGGGAGCTCAATAAAGGGCTCCCTCGTGACAGACAGGAGATGAATAATGAGTAGTAAAAATAGTAAAGAATATAAAATTATTTCTAGTTTTCATTATAGAGGTAAAGATGGCACTGAGAAAGATAGCGTAATAATAGGTCCTGGGGAAGATGTACCTAAACTAAACAATGATTTAATAAAACAATTATTAATTCAGCAAAAAATTGCTGAAGTCAGTCAAGTCGATGGAACAATTATTAAATATAAAAAACTAGAAGAATTAAGTGATGATGAGATAAAAAAATTCTTATCTAGACCTGTTAATTTTATAAGGAGTCAATTGAAAGCAAGATATTTTAGCAATGATACATTGTCTAGAGTTTTTTCTGCTGCAGAAAAGATGAAGCTAGCTCCAGCTGTTTTAAGTGTTATAGAAGAGAAGATAGACGGAACACTATAAAAAAAAGGATGAAAATGTTTAATGAAAGATGCGAACGAAAGTGGAATCCCACCACAAAAACAAAATTTATTAATAATTTCAGATACACCGATAATTGCCTCTGGATTAGCTAGATGCACAAGAGAACTAGCTAATATCTTTTCAGAAAAATATAATGTTGCAATTGCTGGGTGGCATCATAATTTTTTCCCACATTCATATCCATATTTTATATATCCATTACAAAAAGGATCTAATTTTGAGAATAAACAATTATATAAAATAATAGATAATTTTAAACCAGATATAATTTTATCTATTGGAGATATGTGGGATTTTTCTAATTATTTAGGTTCTATTATGGAGTTCAAAGAAACCAATAATTGCAAATGGATTGTTTGGGCTACAATTGATGGTGAAAACCTAAGTAAATCTTGGACACCAATAATTAAAAATGCTGATAAGTTAGTTTCATTTTCTAATTTTGGATGTAAGGAGATTAAAAATACTTATGGGATTGATATAGATTTTATTTATCCAGGTGTAAATAAAGAAACATTTCATGTTGGCAAACCTAAAGATTTAAAATTAAAAAATAATAAAATTGGGAATATGGATATTGATAAATTATTTACAGTAATAAATATTTCTCAAAATACTGATAGAAAAAATATACCAGCTACAATTGAAGCTTTTGCTGAATTCTCCAAAGATAAGGAAGATGTAAAGTTATTTTTAATAACAGACCCCTATGATATTCATGGTTTTAATTTGTGGAAAATTATAAAAGCAAAAGAAATAAGCAATAAAACATTGATTACAAAAGGAGCTGAATCTATTAATGGTTCTGGGGTTAGCGATGAACAATTAAATTTAATGTATAATATGGCCAATGTATTGCTTTTAACAAGCATAGGAGAGGGGTTTGGATTTCCAATAGTAGAGGCTATGGCTTGTAAAACTATTCCAATTACAACTGATTATGCAGCCACAACGGAGTTATTAGAAGACAATAGAGGGGTGCTAATAGAGCCAAGTGCTTATATATATGGTAGCTTTGATATAAAGAGGGCAATAATTTCTAAAGAATTACTTGTAAAATCTTTAAATGAGTTGTACTATGATTGGAAAGGAGATAAGAGCTTAAGTAATAATATTAAAAATAATTGCAAATTATTTGCTGATAATTTAACATGGGGAAATACAGCTGATAGATTTAGTAAGATTTTTAATGATTTGTTTGAAGCAGAAGAAAGGTCATGGGTAAAAAAAGATATTCAAGTTAAAGATTTAAAATTATTGATGGTTGTTCCTTCTTGGGGTAAAAATTGTGGCATAGCTGAATATTCTAAAGAATTAATTGAGGCTATTAGAGGCAATGGACATGAAGTTACAGTATATCCTAATAATGACACTAAAAAGTTGAAAGAATTTTTAGAAAAATCTGATTTTAATGTAATTCATTTTCAACATGAATTTTCATTTTTTGATTCTAATGAATTTATACAATTATTAAATGACTTGAAAAATAAAAAAACTATAGTAACAATTCACAGTGTAATCCCTGGAATGATATCTTTTAATCGTAATGTCGTTAAAGGTGCTAATGAAGTTTTATGTCATGCAAAGATGTTTAAGGATAGAATTATTGATACTTTATTTCCATATAAGTTTGATAATTTTACTCCAGATATTAATTTAAATTTTATACCTATGGGAGTTAAGCCGTTAATAAAAAATAACTCTAGTGATATTATTAAGAAAAAATTAAACATAGAAGGTAGATATCCAATTATTGGTTCTTTTGGTTTTTTGAGAGAGCAAAAGGGATTTGATGATTTATTGTTAGCAGTAAAGTTAATGAAAAAGAAATATCCAAAAATATTATTTTATTTATACTCTCCATTACATGAGTTTGGCTCTAAACAATATGATGAATCTTTTTTGCAATGGATAGAAAAAACTAACATGCAAGGCGATGTGTTAATATTGAGAGATTATTTAAATGATGAAGAGATGATCCAATGCCTACAAGTTGCTGATTTATTTGTTTTAAATTACAAAGACACTCCAGCTGGTGGAGGAATATCTGCTGCTGTTAAAACATTAATGAGAACTGGAAAACCAATTTTAACTAGCAATTCTTTTATGTTTGCTGATTTAATATGTGGTGAGGTTGCTAAAGTAAAAGATACTAGTCCAGAAAATTTATCTGGAGCAATTGATTCATTACTTAGCGATACAGAATTGCAAACTAGAATTTTAGATAATTCATCTAAATATTTAATTGAAAATTCTTGGGATAATATAGCAAAAAAACATATGGAGATATATTTAAAATGAAAATAGCAATAGGAGCACCAACGTATAATGATTTTAGTAGAATAAATAGCTTATTAGCTTCTATTTTTGAACTTACTGATTTTGATTTATCTGAAGTTGGAATAGTTGTATTAGATGATGGCACTCCAGATAGAGATAAAGTTTCTCAATTAAAACAAGTATGTGAAAAATATAAGGTTGATTTTTTAGAACATGACCACAATAAAGGTATTCCAGCAGCTTGGAATACACTTACAAGACATTTTGATTCAGAGTATATGGTTTTATTTAATGATGATATCAAAATACATGATAAAAATTGGCTAAAATGTTTAATTTATTTTTTAGATAACAATGAGAAGGTGGCAAATGTTGGTTTTCCATTAATTCAAATAAATACATTAACTGGAGAGCCAAGAGATACTGTTTCTTTGGACTATGATGGAAGACCCGGTAGAGTGGGTGCCCCAGTTGGTTGTTCATTTGCATTTAAGCGTAAGGCATTTAATGATGTAGGTGGGTTCTGGGAAGATATTAGAAGTTTTTATGAAGAAACAGATTTTGGTTTTGAGTTAGCTAAAAAAGGATATTATTCATATATGATGCCTTATCCTGCTATGGAACATTGGGGGTCTCAAACCTTTGCTAAAAATTTTGAATTGAATATCCAAGATGTTATTGATAAATTACCAATGGATGAATATAAGAGAATAATGTTACAAAAATATCCCATAGAAAAAATAGAGCCATTTGTAGGAAAAGTTTATAGAATGGATTATAGTAGGGTTCTTTTTGCAAAAAAATGGGGATGTGAAGATTATTGGAATATCCCTCAAGTTGAAGTTCATAAAAAATATGTTGATGTTTTAGAATCAATTGAAATTAAATGGTTAGATAAAAACATGTTAGAAAAGACCGACACATGTTAGGAGAAATCAAATGAAAGTAGTAGTTACTGGTTGTGCTGGACTTATTGGTTCCCATTTAGCACATAGATTGCAAGCAGAAGGGCACAATGTATTAGGCGTAGATGATTTTTCTGGTGGTACAAGAGATAATGTGGTAGGATTAACTAATTTTGTTAATTTAGATGTTAGAAAGTGTAATAAGCTTACTAAATTATTTAAATCATTTTCACCAAATGTTGTTCATCATCTTTCTGCACACCCACACGAAGGATTATCTCAATTTTGTCCAGAGAAGATTACTTCTAGTGTTTACAATGCCTCTTTAAGCGTATTTAAGGCATCTATTAACTGTGGGTCATTACCACGCATTATATATTATAGTTCTATGGCTAGATATGGAAATGGAGGACTAAAGCTTCCATTTACTGAAGATATGCCTAGGGCTCCAGAGGATATATATGCTATAGCTAAGTGTTCAGCAGAGAGGGCATTAGAGATTTTATCTTCTATACATAAGTTTGATTATAATATTGTAGTTCCACATAATGTATATGGTGAGAGAGTTAGTTTACATGACCCATATAGAAATGTATTAGCAATATGGATTAATTCTATTTTAAGAGGTAAGCCAGTTATAATATTTGGTGATGGGGGGCAAAGAAGGGCTCCAAGTTATGTCGAAGATATATTAGATCCAATTATAAAATTAGGATTTAATGAAAAAATAAATAAAGAAATTGTTAATATAGGTTCTTTTAATCATTATACAATTAAAGATTTGGCTCAAATGGTCATTGATGAATTTAAATTAAAATTAGAGCCTATGTTTGTAGAAGAAAGACCATGTGAAGTTAAAAATGCTTATTGTTCTATAAGCAAAAGTTCAAAATTATTAGGATTTAAAGATAAGACAACTATAAAAGAGGGGATACATAGGTTGGTTGAATGGGCAAAATTAGTCGGTCCACAAAAACCAATATATTTAGAAGAGTTTGAAATAAAAAACTATGCTCCAGAGGTGTGGATTAATAAAATTTTAAAATAAAAAAAAGGATAGATAGAATGAAAATTGGAATCATTGGGGTAGGTGTAGTTGGTTCAGCTGTTAATGATGTTTTTGAAAAAAATCATCAAGTAATAAAATATGACAAATATAAAAAGGGCTATGATTCTTTTACTAAGGTATCTAAATGCCCTGTTATTTTTATATGCGTTCCAACTCCTATGAATAAATCTGGAGAAATACATTTAACTGCAATAAATAATTCTATAAAAGAAATATCAAAAAAAGCTAAAAATGGAACCATAATAGTTATTAAATCTACAGCTGTTAGTGGGACAACTGATTTATTAGCGAAAACTTATCCTCAATTTAATTTTAGTTTTAATCCAGAATTTTTGACAGAAAAAAATCCAACATATGATTTCCTGCATACTGATAGGGTTATAGTTGGGGTTAAAAATGTTGGCACTTTTAACGTAATAAAGAGAATATATCTTGAAGCTGGATTTAAATGCCCTATCATAAAAACAGATATAAAAACAGCAGAATTTATCAAATATTGCTCTAATGCTTTTTTAGCCACTAAAGTTATGTTTGCTAATGAAATGTATAATATTTGTAAAAAATTAAATATAAATTATGATGAAGTTATAAAATCTTTGCTTGTTGATAAAAGAATAGGTAAATCTCATTGGGATGTTCCAGGGTTTGATGGAGATAAAGGGTTTGGTGGAAAATGTTTTCCAAAAGATATTAATGCTTTAATATATTTAGCTAGAGAAAATGATTATAAACCATATTTATTAGAAGAAGTATGGAGAAGCAATTTATCTGTTAGAAAGAAAATTAATTGGTTGGGGGAGATAAAATAATGAAAAAAAAGGTAGCATTTATTACTGGAATTACTGGACAAGACGCAAGTTATTTAGCAGAATTGCTTATAGAAAAAAACTATAAAGTGCATGGTTTAATTAGAAGAGTAGCTGTGGAAAATCAAGAAGAAAGATTAAGTAGAATATTACATATTAAAGATAAAATAAAATTACATCATGGTACATTGGAATCTTATCCAAGAATTTGTCAAATAATAGAGGAAATAAAACCAGATGAATGTTATCATTTAGCAGCAAATAGTTTTGTTAAAGTATCATTTGAAGATGAATTTTCCACGATGAATACTAATATTAATGGTACTCATCATATATTATCTGCTATAAATACATTTGCTCCAAAATGTAAAGTTTATATTGCTACATCAAGTGAAATGTTTGGTAAGGTTCAAGAAATACCTCAAACTGAAAAAACACCTTTTTACCCACGTTCAATTTATGGAATCACTAAAGTGGCTGATTTTTATTTAGCACAATATTATAGAGAAGCTTATAATTTATTTGCTTGTTCTGGGATATTATTCAACCATGAATCTCCCCGCAGAGGCATAGAATTTGTAACTCGCAAAATTACTAATGCGGTAGCTAAAATTAAATTAGGTAAGCAAAAAGAACTAAGGTTAGGAAATATAGAATCTAAAAGAGATTGGGGACATTCACGTGATTATGTTTATGCCCAATGGTTAATGCTTCAGAGAGATAAACCTGATGATTTTATAATAGCAACTAATGAAGTACATAGTGTAAAAGAATTTTTACAAGAGGCGTTTGGTTATGTTGGTTTAAATTGGCAAGATTATGTAGTTATAGACCCTAAATTTTATAGACCTGCTGACGTTAATCTTCTTATTGGTGATTATAGTAAAGCAAGAAAAAAATTAAAATGGAAGCCTAAAATTAAATTTAAAAAATTAGTTAGATTAATGATGGATAATGATTTAGAGATAGAACGAAAATTAGAAAACAAAAAGATAGGAGACTAAAATGAAAAAAGTTGGAATTTTTACTACTTTTTTGAGTTACGATAGGGCTTATAGTTTATGTGGTGTTGCAGCTGGTCAAATAAAAATGTTTTTAGCTAATGGGTATAAACCTGTTGTAATAGTGACAGATGCATTTAAAGATGACAATGTTTATCCATTTTCTGAAGTAGAATTACGCAAAATACCGGTTGTTTTTTGTAGCAACGAAGGAAAGTTGCCAGATAATTACCAAGAAGATGAGAAAAAATTAAAAGCAAGCTTAAGGGAAGTAATTAAAGATTTAAATGTAGTTATAACTCATGATATTATTTATCAGCCAGCACATTTAATTCATAATATAGTATCTAGAGAATTAGCGTTAGAATTTCCAAATATAAAATGGTTACATTGGATTCATTCGGCTACTAGTCATTCAGTCTTGTGTAATAAACAAGAAGTCCGAGATAAAATATGTCAAAGATTTCCTAATTCTCTTTTGATTTATCCTAATACATATGATATCCCAAGAGTAGCTAGGAATTATAATGTTGAAGAAGATGAAGTTAAGTGCGTAAATCATCCAATTGATGTATGTGGTTATTTAGGATTTCAAGATATAACTAAAAAATTAATTGAAGAAAAAAATATTCTTAATGCAGATGTTATAGGAACATATCCATTAAGATTAGATAGGGGCAAACAGCCTCACATAGTTATCAATGTTTTTAATCAATTGAAGAAGATGGGCAAAAAGGTATGTTTGATTATAGCTGATTTTCATTCTACTGGTGGTGACAAGGTAACTTATAGAAATGAAATGATTAATAAATTAGTAGAGATGGGCTTAAATGATAACGAGATTATATTTACCTCTCAATATGATAAATCATTAGAATTAAGTTGCCCAAGGGAAATGATAAGAGACCTAATGCTTTTATCTAATGTATTTATCTTGCCATCAAGGTCGGAAACATACTCTTTAATTGCACAGGAAGCTATGCTTTGTAATAATTTTGTAATTTTAAACCAAGATTTCCCACCATTTAGAAGTATTTACAAATCATATCCTAAATATTTTCAATTTTCTTCCAATATTAATGCTATTACAGGTTATGATGGAGATACTAATACTAAATATGATAATCCAGAGGCGTATTGGAGCGATATAGCTAAATATATTGTTTATGAATTAGCAAATAATAGAATATTAGCCGCTAATACGATGATAAGAAAAGAAAGAAACATAAAAGCAGTATTTAAAAATCAATTAGAACCATTATTATATGTTTAAGGAATAAAATAATATGTCAGATTTTAAAAAGATACTTTTCCTTGTTCACCCAGAAGCAGATTTTGGAGAATATTTTCTTTATGCGGGTCTATGTGAACTTTTAGGAGAAGAAAACATAGTATTATATCCACCTAAATTGAGTTATTTGGGCATTAAAGACAAACATTATGTCCTTGATGGTGGCAAGAGAGGTTCAACTGCTCCAGCAAGTTATGTAAAAGCAAGAAGCTCTCAAATTTGGACATTAGAAGAAGTCATAGAAAGAATAGCAGAATTTGATTTTATGGTATTAAGTTCTCCTAGAACATATGCTACGAGAGCATTAAGATTTATTAGAAAACACTTTAATGGTAATCCGATTCCATTGGTATTTTGCGACCATGAAGATTCTATGAATATTAGGAGTGATTTGATTAATGAATTTAAACCAAATGTGATTTTTAAAAGAGAATTAACTCATAAAGTTGAAGGAGTATATCCACTACCATTTTCATGTACATTACCATATATTGACGATAAGTTTGATGATGCCGTTAAGAATAATGATATATTTGCAGCTTTTGGATTTACATGTCAATTTAGAAAAGATGTGGTAGAGTTTTTATTGAATAAAGACTTGGGAAAAACATGTACGGCAATAGATATTCCAAGATTAGTAAAAGAAAACAATTACCCAAAGATGTTTTCCTATCATGATTATCTTGAAAAAATAGCTAAATCAAAAATAGCTATATCTATTCGAGGTCACGGTAGAGATACAGTAAGATACTGGGAGATACCATTCTTTGAAACATTATTTATGGTTAAAGACCCTGAGCTTATAATACCTTATCCATTTGAAGATAAAAAACATTGTGTTTATTTTAATGATTTAAGTGATTTAGAAGAAAAAATAAAATATTATTTAAATCATGATGAGGAAAGAATAACGATAGCCAAAGCAGGCAAAGAACATTTATTAAAATATCATACAAATAAAGCTAGAGCGGAACAATTTTTAAAAATTATTAAGGAGATTATTTAATGAATCTCATAGTGCTTACAATTGATGCCATGCGAAAAGAGACATTGAAATGTTATAATAAAGAAGATGGAATATCTACTGGGTTTGAAAAGTTTTATAATCGTGGTTCTGTTTTTAATAATGTATATATTTCAATACCAGAAACATATCAATCATTAGGTACTTTTTTCACAGGATTATATCCTTCTAATCATAAAGTAGCTATGGAACCATATGATAAAAGTAAATTAACACTTTTTGATTATTTATTAGATACGCACAAAATGTTATTATTTACAACTGAACCGCCACTTGGTGAATCATTAACCTATGATGAATATAAAAAGTATAATTTACAATTAGAGGGAAGCGGAAGAGTTGACCTGAGAAAAGATATTATAGATGTTAGTAAAATTTGTAAGTTTATAGAATTTAATAAAAATAATGATTTTTTTATTACATCTCATATATGGAGACCAAGAAAATATGGTATTAAATATAATGAAGAATTTAGAGATTTATTGAAAGAAAAAAAATATAATGAGGTTTGGAATGGAAGTTTAAAGTTAGTGGATGATGCTGGAGTTGCAGTAGATAAAATATTTAAACAATTAGAAAAGTCTAATTTATTAGATAATACCATTGTAATTGTAACAGCTGACCATGGAGATTATTATTCTTGTTGTGAAGAAATATGTCCAAAGGGATTTTATCCAGCTAGAAAAGGATATGTAGACAAGGCAGGAATTAAACACACTGAATTGCATTTTGAACCTGTTATCAATGTGCCATTTATTTTATATCATCCTGAAATAAAAAATAAAGAATTTAATGAATTTATTTCTTTTGTAGATATAATGCCTACCATTATGGATTTTTTAGGGAAAGAGATAAAGACCCCAGTTGACGGAAAAAGTCATGCAGATTTTTTATTAGGAAAGTCTGATTTTATGTTTAGAGATATTTTTGTAGATAGGTCGGTAACTGGAATAAATTATACCATAATTGATAAAAATGGATGGAAATTAATTTTATCTATACTGGGAAACAATAGAGCAAATGTTTTTTTATATAATATAATTGAGGATAAATTAGAATTAAATGAATTATCGGAAACTGAAATAAAAATAGTAAGAGAATTAGTTGATAAGCTTTACAATAATTATCCAATAGATTTTGTAATAAAAAAAGAAGATATAATGTTTAGATATTTAAATTATAAAAATATAGATTATGTTAAAAAGATATTTGATGATATGAATATAGACGATTGGAAAACAAAAGCAGAAAATTATAGTAAAATAAGGTGGGTTAAAGATAAAAAATTATTAAATGCTTTTTATGATAACTTACCTAAAAATATTTCTGAAGGAAATAAAGTATTAGAGGTGGGAATAGGAACAGGAGAGCTTACTAAATTTGTTAAAGAGAATAATGAATTTAATAAAATTTCTTCAATATATACTGGAATTGATTTATCACCTTCAATGTTACTTTACATTAAAGATAAAAATATAGAAATAATTACGGGAGATGCATGTAGATTATCATTTGCTGATAATAGTTTTGATACTGTTATTATGCGAGGGGTATTGCACTATCTTGAGAATCCTCAAGTTGTTTTTAATGAAATATTTAGAGTATTGAAATGTGGAGGACAATTTGTACTTTGTGAGGAAATTGCTCAAAGTGATAATTTTTTTGTAGAGTGGCTTTATATAAACAAGGGCGTTCCAGAAGGTTCCAAAACAAAAGATAGAACTTATTTTAAAACAGCTTTATATAGAAAAAATGATATTATAAATTTTTTACATTGTGCTGGATTTAAAATAAATAATAATAAAGAAATTTTATTTGAACAATATTCTTTAAATAATTTTTTACTTACATATGAAAAAACAGAAAAAAGAACTATAAAAAGAAGATATCATGATGCTAAGGATGAATATAAGCAGCTTATTGATTTTAAAGAAGAAGATGATATTAGAAGTGGACAGCCATATGGTGATATTTTTGTGAATATTAATTTTTTAATTACAAGGGGTGAGAAAGAAAAAAATGATTAAACCAAAATCAGATTTATCATTAATTATTAATACTAGATGGGCGAGTGAGTTTTTAATTCAAGCTTTAGATAGTTATGAAAAATATTCAGATTTAGAAAATGAATTAATTATAATAGCTGATAATCCATCTTGGCAAACTCTTAAAGTTTTACAAGAACGAAAGTTACATTATTATGTAGTTCATTTTTGCAATCTAGATATGGCAGATAATTATGGAGCTAAGCAAGCTACTAGAAAATATGTAGGTTTTATTAATGATGATGTATTTTTTGGACCCCATTGGGATTCGGTTTTAATGGACTTAATGAATTCTAAACCACATATAATGGGAAGTGTTTATAGATTAGAAACGCCTAGAAATTTTTCATGCGGTTATGACGATAAAATTGGAATTCAAAGTTTTAGTGAAGAATTATTTTTGAAAAGTTTAGAAGATGTTAAAAAACTTCCCATCAGTAATGGGATTGGTGCCCCAACATGTGTACCTAGAAAAGATTTCTTTGAATGCTTTGGTTTAACTTTTCACGTAGGGCATGGGCATGGACATGAACGACAATTAGAAAGTAGAATGTTGAAAAAATATCCAGATTTTATTTCTCCAGTTACTACAAAGGCTGGTATTTATCATTTTTGTTCTGGGGGCAATAGAGACAAACTTCTTACATTTGATTTAGAAGAGCATAAGGATTTAAGGGATGGACTTTTATTGTGTTTGGCTTGTGGGAAGAAAGTTTGGCAAGTTCATGATAAAAAAATTGCCGAAGAAGAAAGAGAAGCCTGGCAAAGAGGTTATTGGCTTTGCCCTGAATGCAAAGCAAAGGGTGAAACTGCGAAAGAATGTTGGATGCCATGGACGCATTTTTTGCCTTAAATATTATTAAATTAAAAAGGAATTACTATGAAAACTATTTATAATGCTATTCTATGTTTAGGTGATTCCTTAACCTATGGAGCTAGGGATGAATATCTCCGTGGTTATCCAGCTGAGTTATCAAGTCTTTTAAATAAAAAATCTGACCAATTTTGGGTTGTTATTAATGAAGGTGTAAACGGAAATAGAAGTGGTGATTTATTAAGGCGATTGCCAAAAATCATAGGAGCTTATCCAGAGGCATACACTATTTTACTTCAAATTGGAACCAATGATACTTTGGAATTAATACCAAAGGAAATTTTTAAAGACAATTTATTTCAAATTATTAAAACTTGTCAGATTTTTAGACCTGTACCTGGAAACAGAAAGATTATATTAGGTTCTTTGATTTCTTTACAAGGATTGGGACTTATGAGTTATTCTAAAAAAGGTGCCATTTTATTAAGAGAATATGATTTAATTTTAAAAGATATTTCTAATGAATTAGATATTCCTTTGGTAAATTTAGTACCTTTGGAAAAATTTAGAGTTGATAGATGCCATCTAAATAATCAGGGTTACAAAGAAATGGCTAAATTATTTTTAAAGGAGATTGAAAATTTATGAAAATATTAATTACAGGTTCAGAAGGAATTGTGGGAAAAGAATTAGTTAAAAAATTTAAAGAAAAAAATCATTTAGTTTATACTCTAGATATTAAAGAAAGCCACTATGATAAACACTTTGAATGTGATGTCGCTAGTTATGAACAACTTGAAAAAGTTTTCCAAAAAGAACAATTTGATTTTGTTTATCACTTAGCCGCTCAATTTGGAAGAATGCGCGGAGAAGAAAGATATTTTAATCTTTGGAGAACCAATGCCATTGGAACTAAAAATATTATTAGATTTCAAGAAAGAAAAAAATTTAAAATGATTTTATTTTCATCATCTGAAATTTATGGCGATTATCAAGGTATTATGACTGAAGATGTTCCCACGAAAGTACCCATTAGACAATTAAATGATTATGCTATGTCAAAATTTGTTAATGAAATGCAAGTAATGAATTCAGCTGAAGAATTTGGTACAGAAACTGTTCGCATTAGATTATTTAATTTATATGGTAAGGAGTTTTATAGTCCATTTAGAAGCGTTATTTGTAGATTTATTTATAAAGCTCTTAACAATTTACCCTATACTGTTTTTCTTAATTATTATAGAACTTCTATTTATATAGATGATGCTATTGAATGTTTATCAAAAATAATTGATAATTT